ACCATCAGTAAATGAATCTGACTTTCGAATGATGTTTGAGAATACATTTCCTTTCAAAAAATTAGGACGATCAGCTTCATCGCCAGCCAAATTGTATACGGTACTGGCGACGCTGATGATCTTTTTTGATGAAAATAAACCCATTAGATGTCTCTTTTATAGGTTATTATTAGACCTAACCCCAGACAGCACATCATTGATATTTGTCTGAGTTAGCTCATCTGGAGCAGACAAACCTTCATCCAATGTTTTTTGAGTGATGAAACCGTCCAAATACATTTTAGCTGTTTTGTGTTGAGCATCTTTAATGAAGCTATCAATCTGTTGAGAATACAAATCTTTCTGTTTTCCAATAGATCCAACAACAGCTTGATTATCTGTTCGAATATCTAAAGTTTTAGCTCTTTCAGATTCTTTTTGTTCTGCTGTCAGACTCACTTGTTCATTCAACAATTCCAATTGTTTTGGAAGTTGGTTCACAATATTGAAATCTTTAATTGCAATATCTTTTTCAAGATTTGATTTTTGCAAACCAAGAACACCACTTACAGGTGTTAAACCATCAATTCTAGTATCTAACGTATTTGCTCTTTCAGTTTCTACTTTTTCAGAAACAAGCTTAGTTTCAAGAGGCTGACGTTTATATAAAACATGTTTAGCTTGAGCAAGTTCAACAGGCTGTAGATAATCTCTTTGAAATTGTTGAATTTTTGCTTCAGCATAAATTCTGTCATGATTTGCTTCTTCTGAAGCAATTTGAGTTTTTGTCAAAGCATACTGAGCCGCTGTAAGATTAAGTTGGAAGTTTGTATTGGCTGCTTCTAGTTTTGTTTGTTCAAGACGAATTAACGCTTCAGTAGCTTGAATTTCTGCAATACGAGCTTGCATTTGCGCAGTTACAGCAGCCCATCGAGACTGATCTTTTTGAAGTGTGAATAAAACTGATTGACTTAAAACTTGATTAGCGACAGCAGTATACACTTCAGCATATTGTGAACCCGTAATTCGATTTCCTTGGAATTCTCTTTTTAAGTGAGAATCCATTGCCTGCATAAAAACATCAAATACACCAGATCCTGTAACAGACGTATCTCCATCTGTTACTTCTGAAACTGTAGCTCCATTAATATCTTGATAAAGAGATGAATTAGTATCAGGTGTAAAACTATATTTTGCATCACTAAAATCAGGAGACGGGGGTATATTAACCCCCGTTGTAAGAGCAGTAAACATACTATTAGCCAATGTCGTAGTATTATCAGTGTTATCAAACGTATTAGACATTGCTCTCTCCTGTTATATTTAAACCGATATAACTGCGTTAAACAGATATGTCGATAGCACCTCGTGCTTTCTGATCTTGAGCCAACCCTTCAAGCTCTTCCTTAGTTAGATCAGGCATGATTTCAATGTTGTACTTGGGTAGATGAACAGTCTTGTATTGTTTCACTCCGAAGGATGAAACCTGACCACGTTGTTTAACCTCTTTCCGCATTGAATATTTCTCTTCACGAAGAACATTTAACAGGATTTGAGGAACGTGCCAACCATGCTCATTCTCATCACCAAAGGGAATATATTTTGATACTTTACCAGTGAATTTGTTGTAGGCCGTCTTAATGACTCCTTCAAGAGCAGAGTCGTTGGGATCCAGGTTGTGTACTTTACATCGGACCAATTTCATAGCCCTTGCTCGTACAATGGCACGACGTTCAACATCAGTCAAACCAGGCATGTGGGGATCCATCATAGCCTGTGCAGTACGAGGCATGTCTAGGATCTTCTTTGGTTCTGTTTTCACAGGTTCTTTTGTTTCCGCTTGTTTCGCAGCCAGAGCAGCAACAATTGGATTTTCCATATCGAGTTCTTCTTCTGGATCTTCAGCCTTGGCTTGAAGTACCGGAATTAGTTTCTCTTTTAGAGTACCAACACCAGTGTTACCAGAAAACGACACTTCGAATTCATTGGCAATGTACCGGAGCACTTCTTTGTCTTCAGTGTTTTCTACCATAACCAAAAGTTCTTCGGGGGACTTGTTAGAGATATCATCCATTGGGTCTTTCCTTTGTTGATTACCATGGTGTTGATCGCTTAACACAGCCTAAAGACTGTTGCAATGAAAAGGGCGACTTCTAAAAGCCGCCCTAATCCTTGTTATGATCCTAATTTTACTCAGGGATCGGGCTGTAAGCCACAGCCATACGTTCACCACGCAGCTTGATGAATCCGTAGAAGAATTTGATCGAGGAGAACCCGATCTTGCCGTAGGGATCAGTACGATCCGCAGTCTTCTCACCAGGCTTCTTCACAATAATTCGGAACTTGGCTTTACCTTTACCGGTCATTCCTTGAAGACCGATAGTAGCAAATGCCTCATGGCCGATCACCAGAAGAGGTGCAACGTCGTAGCGACCCCCAGTAGCTTGGTAGCCACCGTTGGTGCCTTCAGCAGCACCGACACCCTGCCAACGCATCATCTGCGGAACCACGATGAGACGAATGTGAGCAGTTGGAATTGCACCAATTTCACCGTTCATCAGAGTTGCAGCGTCAGCATACTTTTCGACAGGAACAAAGTCGTCCCAATCGGAGATCATGATCTGAAGTTCCGAACCAATGTAGCCAATGCGAGAAGCACTAATTACACGAGTATCGGTCATCCGCGAACCTTTGATGATTGTGGTTTTCTTTGGCGTGCGGTTGTCATCCAGGATAACACTCAAACGCTTTAGATCACCAACATCAAGTACAGTTACGGCTCCAGATGCACCTGATACTTCTGCAACAGAAGTTGCAACACCAGGGTAGATCTTCACATCGGCAGCATTCAGCAGGTCGGCCTGAAGAAGATCTTCGTAGATCTCGTTCGCACCACGTAACATCTCACGAGAGAGATGACCGTAAAGCTCGGAGTCTGTATCGAACATCAGAGAGTCTTCAGTCCATTCCATGAAGAAACCGTGTTCCTGAATCTCGCCCTTTCGTTCAAGACGGGTGAAGCCGACGCGGTTAACGCGACCACCATTCTCAGTCAGAGTAGGCATTTTGCCCAGGATTGTACCAACGTCACGAGATCCACCGTAAAGAGCACCTACGTTTTCCTGTTTCACACCAGCGCCAGCAGCAGCAATAGCTGCGTCAGCATCGGTTTCGTCTGCATAATGAACAACATTGGTTGTCATACCCAACAGAGTCAGACCAGTACCACCGGAGTCATTAGCAGCGTCAGACGCCACCACTTCAGCAGTTCCAGTTGCCGAGTTCACGTTGTCGTTGATCGCAGTAACGGCAGCAGCCGAGTTAGCATTGGCGACAGTGACACCGGTCACAGGAAAAGTAACGGTGAAAGTACCCGGTACACGAGCAACACCATTAGCGTCGATACCTTGGTCGTTTACGTTCAGTTCGTCCAAAAGAGGAACATAGTAAAAGACCTTCAGTTCCTTACCGAAATGCTTCGGCATAGATTTTGCGTCAGCCAGCGGAGAGAAATACATCTCTTCGGCAGCGTCCATGAGGGACTTTCGATCCCAGTAGTGGGTGTTAAACTGAGGGCCTACACTCGACTGAGGAGAGCCATCAACACCAACCTTCGGTGCGTTATAAATCTGAGCCATGGTGTGTTCCTTTCAAGATCTCAGAGTTTCATTCGGGAGGAGCTAATTTAGCAAATTCCTCATCCGACATTTTATCAAAGTCTACCGGTACATTTTGCGTGTTTCCGGATTGCTTCGAAAGTGGAGTCGAAGAAAGATGTGGATTGGCAGATGGTTTCTTCGGAGCCGTCTGCTTCCTTCCTCCCGTTGCAACTGGAGTGTTCTGAGGTTGGCTCTGTAAAGGAGCCATTGAACTTCCACCTGTAGCGGGATTGGGTGAGGAGTTAAAAACACCAGCTTGCTTCATAGCTTCACCAACCTGATCAAACGCTTGAAGGAATGGAACTCCTTGCAAGTATCCGAGAGATTGTTGGTATTTCAATTCCTCAACTACTTTGTCGTACACCCCACTCGCTTTGAAACCTTGAAGAGCGCCGATAATACTCGGATCCTCACGGAGACGGGCTTTTGACTTTGCGTCCCAGTTGCGATGGATGTCAGAAACTAGAGCTTGGCCTTCCGGCGAAGTTAATGCTGCATCTAGCGCATCCCGGAACTCATTATCCTGTGGGTTGCCCTGGTAGTTATTAGCTTGATAACCTGAATCTTTTTCAACATCAAGGTCCATTGGGTCAATATTGTGACTTTTTAGCAACTGTGTAATTGCTGCTTTATCACCTTTTGACAAGTCAATTAGGAAATTCAGTTTCTCAGGATCGTTTAATTGTTGATCCGTAAGCATTCGATTTAGTTGCTTCATCGGTTTGATTTCTTGCATCCGACGTGAATAATTCACGCCTTGCTGCATCAATCTAATTGCATCTTCCGGAGACCGGACAGTGAAGTCTTTACCATCAGCTTTAAAAGGTTTGGTAATCTCATTGTAGAAACCAAGAGCAGAATCTACGGCTGCCGTATCCATACCATCAGGTAACTTGTAGTAACCTGCTTTGGCTGGAGTATCGGCTTTTACCGTTTTCTTCTGTTCATCTTCTTCTGGAGTTGAATCATCTCCGGATCTTTTTTCACCATCGGGAGTTTTCCCTTCTTCCCCGGTGTCTGTTTTGGATTGCTCACCGGACGATATTTTCCCTTCATCAGCATGTGGATCGGCTTCACCTTGAGCTTCTCCTTCTGGAGTTTTGTCTGGATCTTCTTCCCCTGTTTCAGCGGGGTTGGAATCAGAATCACTCTCGGAATCTCCAAACTCATCACCGTCAGGTTGTGACTCAGTATCTGGAGTATTTTCAAGATCAGGATCGGCGTTTGAAACTTGAATTGATTCATCTTCATCTCCGTTGTTTGAAAGAGTATTTTCACCTTCTGGGACATTCCCAGAAAAATCCTCTTCATTCAACTTGAGAAAGTCTTCATCGCTCATGTTATCAAAATCTTGTTCTGTAGGTTCTTTAGCCATGATATTTCTCCATCATTGGGCAAGTTTTGGTGAAGCCAGGGTTATTCCCCGGCTTCTGCCTTGATCGCTTCATCGCGTGCTTCTTCCAGACTAGCAAGTTCATCATTAGCCATCTTAGCCTGTTCCATGATGTTTTTCATGAAGTTCCGAAATTCTGCGACAGCTTTAATACTGGAAGTGCAGTTTTCAAAGACTTTCTCGTTGAGTCGGCCAGAAGCCATCAGTTCAGCCATACGGCTGGGTTCATCAACGAAGTATCCCTGCAACACCAACAATTTAAAGTCTTCGTTTTCAGCAAGACGACGTGCAGCGTCACCCTTTGCGATTATGTCCGCAAAGTGTGTTTTTGCTTCTTCGTACTGTTCATGAGTAAGTTCGATTGTTTCGGGTTCTTCTTCACCCAAAGACGCATTGTAAAGGTCCATAATTCACCTCTCAGCAATTGACTAGAACTCTGACCTTCAGGGTTCCTTCAGTCTTACTGAGTGCTCAATGGACCAATTGGTGCTCTTTGTCCAGCTAGTTCTGGAGGAGCAGCCCCTGGAGCCATTCCTGAACCAAGTGCAGGAGCGCCTGAAGGTTGACCCAAAGCAGAAGGTGCAGGACCAGTGTTCACTGGAGCAATGGTATCCCTATTATTCTCAACTTCTTGCATCTTGTTGTACCCAACCGCAGCTTCGATCATACCACCTGGAGTTTCACCAGCCAACAGAGCTTTTGTGACTTCAAGGCTACGATTTCCAGCCGCTTGAGCACCCATCTTTTCAACTTCACGCTCATGTTTCATACCGGACATTATCTCGTCTACTTCTTCCAGAAGTTTTGCAGCACGAGCACGAGCTTCTTCAGTACGAGCTTTGTTGAGTTCAGTTTCAGATTGTTTTTCAGCAAGTTCAGCTTCCATCATTGCAATCTGCATTGGATCAGGTTGTGGTTGATAAGTACGAATAGACTCTGCTAAATCAGGCATACGTTTAAGATCAGAAATCTTAGCAAGAATCATACGACGTACTTCTGGATCTTCATCAGGTCCAATTGTCTGCAACATGAAACCAAGATCTTGAGCACGTTGTTCGTCTACAGATGCTGTGGATATATCAACTTTCAGATCGAAATTACCTTGAATTTCCGAACGAGAAATTTCAACAAAATCCTGATTAGTAACACGAACAATTTCTTTTTCGCTCAGAAACTTAGCATTCATAGCTATGATCTTTAGGCCAATGGCCTGCATACCTTTTGCCAAACGACGAAGAATACTCATTTCACGAGTAGCAGCACTGTCAAGAGCACCACGAATACCTGTAGCCACGGATCCGTAAGCATCACCTGAAATACCCCCGGAGAACGATTTGACTCCAGTAAGAGCTTCTGCATCAGCATTTTGCATCTGAATAGTTTCATGAGCACTACGTGGTATTTCAGGATATTCCATCTGACGAATGTTAACTTTCGGATCACCATTTGGGTTGAACTCAAAATCTTCACCTTGGTTAAATCGACGTTTGTTGATTGGATCAAGGAATCCTTTGGCATAACCAGTTTGAGCATTGGCAGATCGACCCATAAGGTCAATCACACCACGAGTGACAGCACCAATAATACGTTGATTGTCTTGCAACAACGAAGCATCTGCCTCACCAAATACTGACTTCAAAATCGGCATATATGGCACAATAACAAACGGAGGACGTTTGTCAGGGAAAGGGTTTTCACGCATCTCGATAATAGTGTCACCAACCCAAGTTACCACAATGGGAACCATGATTCCGTTGTCATAGATATCGTACAAACCCCAGTATTCATAAACTAAGACCTTCTGTTTATCAGCAGATCCAGTCCCTGATGTCCGCATGTCATTGGCTGGAGTTTGAGACTCGTGATCAGGATTTCCATGATTCGATTGAATTTTGGCATTCTCCCAGTTCACTTGATCTAGATTTTTGTAAATTTCTTTTTTGGCCATCAGTTCTGATTTGGTGGCTTCGTAGGTGTAGATCATATACTGCGACAATTCCCAATCACCATCACAAGATGGATCAACAAAGAGATTGGCAATGTTCACGATACGAACAGATGGGCAATTTTTGACCATACGTTCTGTAACTTCTTCTATTACACCATCAGGTTCAGCCGTAACTAACTGACCCATTTGAGCAGACATTTCAGCAGAAGCTTTTAAAGACTCAGGAAGATTTTCCCAGTCTTTAATAGAACCTTGCATTTTCATGGCTTGCTCAATCATTTGAGCTTCTTGTTCATTTTGAACAGGGTAATAATTGAAATTAGTTTTCTCGACTGTTTCTTTTCGAAATTCTTGTTCCCATCCAACACGAACCACAACAGAACCTTCATCTACAGCAGTACGAACATAACGGTCAACAAAATCGGTTTTGTTAATCTTAGTGTCAAACTGCCAGTTTAGAAGAACTTGGTTTTGTTTGGCTTTGAGAGTGTCTTCATGTGTACGTGGTAGAACTTCAAACATCCGATCTGTATTCAAAAATGGCTCTGTTAAAGCAGGATAACGCCATTCATTATGTTTTCGGATAAGCTTAGGCTGAACTGAGCTTCGTCCAGGCTTTGCTTTTTTAGGTGCTTCTGCACCAGTAGCATTTCGAAGATCCAACCAACCAGAAACATTCGACTTCTGATCCTCAGTTTCTTGACGAGCAAATTCTAGATCCTGATTAAGATCTTCTAAAGTTGGTTCTTTGTCCCAGTCAGTCAGCTTGGAGTTTCCAGCCTTGTCAATGGAAATATCCATTGCTTCATCGAGGTTGTCCGGATCCACACCCTTATTGACCGCATCTTCATTGCGATTTTTTGATTTGGTGCGATACTGATTCATCATTTCGTCCATTGGATTACCTCAGAATGTTCGACAGTTGTTCATACCCCTGTACAGCAATATCTTTTTCTTGACCACACTCAATTAAAGCATCACCAAGACGACCCATACGGATTTCATCTGAACCAACAGAAGAACCGCTTATAGTGTTGATCACGTCCAAAGGATGTGGACATGCTTCGGACACGTTCTCAGGGAGTTCCTGAACCCGTAGACCATCTCCGCTCCAACCTGCGCAACCCGCCAGTAGTAGCAATACCGGGAGCAGCAGAGCCATTAGCCGAAAGTGCTTGTTGTTCCAAATCATCAATCAGTCCTTCTTTCTCAATCTGAAGGGAGAGAATCTTAGCTGCTTGTACTGTCAAATCTGATTCCAGATCAATGACTTCTTCTTGTAGCTTCTGTTTCTCTGCTGCAAACTTCTCAATCTGGTTCACAGTTCCTTTGTGGTATCCATAAGCAAACGCCCCGCCAATAATGGCGAGGGTTACTCCGAGCATAATCAATTGCTTCTGTCCGATCATCGCATAATCATCCTGTCTCGCATAATGTTTCCGATCACCAATGGATCTTGAACTCGATCAAGTCCAGGAAGGATTTTGTAATCCCATTTCCATTTTTGACGGATTCCCAGATTTCCCTGAACTTCAGCATGACTAAGAGTTGTCCAAGGAGATACAGGAATTTCATATTCCTTACACAAATCCATGGTCCAGTCTAACATTGCGTCAATGCCTTCCCATGTCAAAGGATTAGATCCCCATTGAAAAGGTGACTCTTTGGCTCCAGCCATTGCATCAACAGATAAACCAATCCAACCAGTGTTCATTTTCCGTGTATGAGACGCCCCAATGCCGTTTCGCCAATCGTAGTTGACTTGCTCCTGCACTGTGTGATCGCCATCGTATATGTTGCCCATACGATCAAAGAGCCAGTTGTAGTGATTACGTTCAAGGTCAATAATACCATGAGCACCAGCAGTCCAATGCCACACAATCCCACGTACTCCCCGAGTGAACAGGTCTTTCGCATGACGAACTCCTTTGATTCTCATAGCTTCTTGGATAGCATCACGAGTCTTCGGACCCATCATCCCATCAACAGCCAAAACAGGACCACCCATGATCCCGTTTACACGTCCTTGGTATTCTCTTGTAGTGTACATTAGAATCCCCTTTCATTGAGTTCTGGTATTTCCAGATAAGGATTGGCAGGGTCGAATACGTCTGAACAGAACTTTTCGGTCTGATCATCCACTCCAGAATCTCGTGCTTCCACATCATACCTTACACAAACTTTGAAAGGTCGATTTGGAACTTCAGGAGAGTCAATATTTTGTTCATTATCGAAGAAGGCAGCCCATGTCCATAATTTTGGATCATCTGTACGACTATGATATGAACCATCTCCTCGACGAGATGTAATACGACTTCCATCTTCATAATGAATACTGGCAATCCATTTACCCGTAACATTCTGTGTTGCATCAGCATCGTATTTGATCAGAGGAATATCTGAACCAGAAACACCAACAACTTGTACTGTGGCAGTCACAAAAGGACGATCAGCCCAGTAATAATCATAAACCTTAAAAATGAATGGTTGCATAAAGATCATGAAAATACAGAACAAAGTTCCTGCTATCATGACTCGAAGATCATCTTTGAATGTTCCAGTCTTTTCGGCTCTTAAGGAAAATGATTGCTTATTGTTCATCTTGATTCTCCTTATCTGAAAAGTACTCACGGCGTGTAGGTTCCAATGGTTTAGTCGATTCACCTGAAATGAAACGTTCAACCAAAGTAACAGCTACAAGTCCAATCAGAAAAGAAGCAGCAGTTAATGTTCCCATAGCTCCAGCCATTTCGTCTGGTAAATCACCGATCCACGGTTTCATCAGTACAGGCCCAAGGACTCCAACGCCAAATGCAACTGCACCTCCGACGAATACTACACGAAGACCTTCTTTCCATCCAGTTTTCAATACGGCAGCCCTTACTGATCCACCCAGCATTCCGAAAAAGGTAAGGATAACAGCACGTTGGTTGAATACTTCGGAGAATAAGTTTGGATCTTTTTCGCTCATTAGACGAACCCTCTGTCTTGAAAGCGAGTGTCTTCATCCAAAACTTCGGAAGTCTGTGATTTGTTTTCGATGATATCATCGCCCATCATCTTCAAATACAGTCCGTAGTAGGAATCACCCTTCGCTGTGTTTTCTTCACCACCTATGTGAGAGAGATACAACCCTGAGACGTAAAGCGCCAGAGCTTCATACAAATGATGTGGTAATTCCATCGTACCATTGACCAAAATAACAGGATGTTTGGTTTGAAACTTGAGATCAACAGCCGGAGTATAGTCTTCCATGAACTGATTCGTAAATCGGACAGAGTGAGGAGATGGCATGGTAATCTGTGAATTGGTTTTAGGAATGAAAGTCTTTTCGTTTTCTGGAATAACATCCAGATCTTTGTGAACACCGTGTACAGACAAGAGTCGTACATAGTCGATAAAAGCGACATCAAAAGTTGGGTTAAGAGGATAAATGTTCTGTCCTGGTACAAAGGACAGAGCAAACGTCGATTCGAAAAGCTTCATCCGGGTACTGATATCAATCAGCCCCTGGTTTGTTAATTCAAGCAGTTGATCTTCGTGGCCTGGATTGATCTCACCTAAATCTTGATCATCCACAACTGCGGTGTTTTTGAGTTGACCATGAGCCAACTTTGTGACGAAATCTGTGAACAGCATGGTTCTATCCTTATACGACGTATGCAGCTATACCAGAATCTTCTTCTATTTCAACCTCTGTACCCCAAATGGTATCTCCCGTCGAGACCTGTGGTACTTCTTGTTCGGTTTCTGGATTAGGTTTCCAGGGATTCATGACAGTGAGCATTGAGATAGTATCTAGGCAGTCATCTTTACCCATCAAACCATCACGAGTTGCAAGGCTAATCTGTTCCATGAACAACCCAAGAGTCTTTGTCTGACGCATCTCTGAAGCGAAGTGAACTTTACCGACTTTGAAATACGGGACAATTAGATTGAATCGCGACAGTTTGTCCGTCATCGGACGAATCCCTGGTTTGTTTGTTTTCGGGTCATGAGTCAGATTAAAGTAAACTCCACGTCGATCCATCTCAGACTGGATCCATGGAATAAAACCACCTTGCTGGCCTGTAATTTCGATACCCACACCTTGGGGGTCATACTCCTGTGCAAATTTGAACAGATCGTTGATAGTTTTACCCATCTGTTGACGTTCGCACAAGCCATCTACCCAGATCCAGTTACCTTCTTTGTCATAGGCCCACACAGAAATTACTGTGTAATCAGCAGTTTGTTTTGAAGATGTGGCAAAGTCAGTGGTGATATAAAAGTTGTAGTTTTGTTTTTTCTGTAGAATTTCTTGACGAGACTTCCAACCAATTTCAGCATCTTGAATTAGTCTGGATTCATCAGAGGTAATCCGAAGCATAAGTTCTTGACGGAATGACTTCTCTTTACCTTCCATTACGGCAGAGTCATACATTTCTTTAATATACTCATAAGTGAACCGGTCTTCCCAAGCTCCAGAAAATTCAGACTCCTCACAGGGAAATTCTTTACAGACTGGCCAGACGTTCACTTCCCATGCACCAGATTCAATAGCCTGATACACGATGTCTTCTTTGTTAAATGGTGTTCCGTTTAAAATCATCTTGTGACGTGTGGGATCGAGAGCATATTGAACACCGGAATATACTGTATCATTGATTGCTTCCATTGCTGTAGGTGATTTGGCGTCAGCATCAGAGATCAAGTCATCCATGACTGCAAGAACAGGACGACGATTAAAGATTTTGGTTCCCCGGATACCAGATTTAGCACCGAACATCTTCACACCGAATTTACCTCCGGATTTGTTGAAGAATTCCATGTAGTTCTCTGTGAACCGAACATTAGATTCCGGCAGCCAGTATTGCAAAAATTCAGAACTGTAATACCGTGATTTAACAGATTCCCTCATGGACTTTACACCGTTGTCCATTGAGTCCGAAATATACAACATTCCAGGGACATTTCCGAAACCAGGAATCTTGTTAAACATAGCCAAATACAAAATTAGGTATTCTGCCATTAGGGTTGTTTTCGCTGTACCACGAGCACAGAGATTTGTAATTTTCTTTTTCTTAGTTGGTAGCTTGTCGAGCATAGCAAGGTGCATGGTTGGGGTTTTGTTATCTTCTCCTCGACCATCGTTACACAGCTTGATAAAATTCATGAATTCTAAAGCAAACTTAGATGGGGTATACCCACCATTGTTTAACCAATCAAAATCCACTTCATTTAAGTAGTCGTCTACCGTCTTGTTCCCGAAGAACTTACTCATCAGCGATCTCCGCTTCTGGAACATTCAATGGCAGTGCAGCCACATCTTCCACAGACATAGCTTTTCCTTCAATAGTATTTAATTGCATTTCAGCCATTTCACCAAGACGCTGCTCCAGAGCTTTCATCCCATCATTCATAGCAACCTCAACTTTGAGTTCTGCTTTGTTGTTCTCTGGTTTTTTCAAGTGCGTGAGAAGAGAATTTGCTGCTTCGACTCGAACCTTATCGGATACGGTCGGGTTCTGCATAATCTCATACTGAGTGTTGATTGCTGACTGAAATACATCTTGATTTAGAACCCATGTTGGAATCATGGATCTTTCATAAACCAAATTTACTAATTTACCTTTGTTATAGGCAGCAACATAAGATGCAATATCTTTACTGCTCCTACCTTCAGCAACCATATGAGCATAACGATCAGGAAACGTCGCTTTGTAAGAATCTAAGTTAGATTTTCCCATAACTTTATGAGAAACATACATTACTGCACGAACATAATCACCTAACTTAAATCTGCCTTCAGACAGAATTTGAGTAAAAGTAATAAAATTTTCTCGAATATGTTTGGCTTCTTCAGGATCTTTGGACAAATTATTTAACTGATCAACCATTGCTTGATTAATTTGAGTCTTTTGTCCAGCCGGTAAAGAATCTTGAACTTCTTGTAACGTAAGCATATGATGATCCTTCATTTAAAAAATGATATACTATATCACGCATATAACCTAATCATTTCAAGTGTTCAATGTTTACATTACACTGACATATATGTTGTGAAAAAAGTATCTAATTCTTCTGGAGTTTTTAATTCACTTGCTCCAAGAGCCGTAACAAATGAATCATTTCTAAGAATCACACTTGGAGAAATTGCACGAGCTTTTGCAGCAAATTGTTGACTTAAAGGAAGTGTATCAATGACTGTTAATACAGCATCAGGAAGTATACCTTGAAGCCATTGTTCACCTTCAGCTTCTGTAATCCATGTTTCTTCCACTAAACCAATTAATAGTTGAGCAAAAGTAAGTTTCATTAATTGTCGTTCTTCTTCTAAAGATAAAGGTTTAGGACCAGGATCTTCAGTTACTGCACCTTCAGGTAAAGATCCAAGTTCAGTCATTGTAAACTTTTCATAGTCAAGCCAATAAGTTTTGCCTCTATGATCAACAACAGTTATCCATTCATTGTTAACATATTTTGCTTTATTTGGTAATTCAGTAAAAGGAGGAGCCGTTACAATTGCTCCTTTTGGAGCAAGAAATACTTCATCAACAGGACTCCAAACTCCTTCAACTTCCCCAATAAAAATACCTTCTTCATCTGTCTGATAAAACATTTTATAATCCTATTCGTAAAAAACAGCAAAGTTTACAGCAATATTGCGAGATCTGGTTTCTGAAGCTACTCTTGGAGTGCCGTTTGTCCCATCGTCTGTGAGAACTCCAGTAAACCCTTTGTCAACTAGGACAGTATTGTCGCTTGTGTCTGTATAACTGAATCTAATGTCTAGTGAATTGTTTCCGTTAGCTCCAGCGTTATATTGGTGATTGTGTCCTTGTAGCGCATCAAGTTGTCCAGAACCAAGCACACGACCAACATCTACTCCTCGACCTGCATCAAGACCTCGAAGAAACTCTGCACGCATATCTGGTGTACCGAAAGTAGTTGATCCATCACCTACACCATAAGTCGTACCCCATTGTGCAAACAATAGAGGGTAACTATCTCGTAGTAAATCAGCACCTTGTAAAAAAATCATACCTGATCTTGGTGATACATCAAAAGTAAAAAAACCAAGACCTACAAAATCTGTTTTTGGACGTACAGTTAAATTATTTAAAGTAGTTGGTAAGTCTGCAATATCAGACAAGTTATTGTTTTTATTTAAAAAATTAAGACCTTCATTTGGATCTGAATCAAGATCAGGTAATGCAGCAAATGGTGCCCAATTATTAGCGTCAAGGTCTGTCACAAAAACATTTGAAGTATGATCAACTAAACAAATGTATAAAACTTCAGTAAAAGCAACAATATCACCAACTTTATATGAAGCAGCAGTTACCCAATTATTTTGATATTTTATTAATGAATCACTAATGTTTTGAACATTTGTCAAAACAGTTGCAGCATTAGTAGCAGCCGTTTCTGTATCAGTTTTAAGATCACTAACAGTAGTTATTGCTGTATTTACTGTCTCCAGAACAGAAGTGATTTGGGTATATACATCCAAAGAAGATTCAACACCTTCTACAGAAATAATACTCAAATCTGAAAGTTGATAGGTTCCTACAGCAGACAAAGAAAATACACCAATAGGTTCTCGAATCCATTCTGTGCCATCTGTTCGACGATACTGCAAAAAACATTGATAATTAGTAACTTGAGATCCGCCAGTGTTTAAAACTAAATCAACAGAGAAATCTCCGTTTTCATCTACTGGTACAATAATAGGACCAGAGGCAATTAATCCAACATCATCAATACTGTCCCAATGAGACAATTCAAATACAATTGACATTGAAATAAAATCAAATGTCTGAGACACTCCATATACTGGACCTGTAATTGTCGCTGTAGCCATAAGATCTTATCCTTGGATAAAAATAAACTTACAAATCACTTATAAAATTTAAATCTTAAAGTCAAATCAGCCGTAAGCGAAGCGATTTTTTTATTTTTAAATTTTAGGTTAATTATAGTATTTATAAAAATGTTTGCTGTCAATTTCACTTTTTCTTTTTGGTGGTTTATACATCATTAATACGTTTATTTACCCATAAAGGAAGAATATATGTCTGATCGTTTTTTCTATATTGCTGGTCCAATGTCTGGCATCGAAAACTATAATCGTCCAGAATTTGAAAAAGGTGCTACTCGTGTTGCAATGAATTGGAACATTCCTGCTTCCAATATATTCAATCCAATTGATCATGAAATGTCTTTATTAGTTCAATATAGTAAACTATCTGGTCCTGACGCTTATCGGGCATGTCTGAAAAAAGATCTTGATTGGATTTGTGATTGGGCAACTGACATGTATATGCTTCGTGGTTGGGGCCAGTCTAAAGGTGCCAACGTAGAACATACTCTTGCTGTAGCTCTTAATTTAAAGATTCATTACCAATGATGATGTGACATATTTACTACTGTGCAGATTTAAACACTCTATGTGTAAAAATGTGGGGATTGACAGCCTTAGTCAAAAATGAAACTACGAAGAGCGGCCTGCGGGTCGTTGGGGGCAAGCCAGGGTGAATTGTATTCTCATACAGAGAATGTTCCCCGCCCAAACTGCCCGTCGCCCTTCAGTGAAAACTCCTACATTTCTTTAATACGGGTATGATGGAATGGTAGACATAAGAGACTTAAAATCTCTGGGCTTTATGCTGTGTGGGTTCGAATCCCACTACCCGTACCATTTTCTTACGCAACGCTTATCGACGAACAAGCCCCGGCTTGTGAGGAGCAATTCCTATGTCTAAACCAAAACAAACATTAGAAGATCTTTTAAATCAGATTTATGAATGGCGTAAGAGAGCCATCACTGAAATCCGTATGTATGACAGAAAACTTGAAGCTCAGAAAAGGGCTGCAAATATATTTGAGCAGAGCAGTTCCTGATGGCCACAGGAGGGAAAATGGAATACCCCGGTTACAGATCAGTTCAACCTGACGCACCATAGGCAATGGGGATCCTGACCCAAAATTCTCTAAATAAATACAGAACACTAATCTATTGAGAACTGGTAGATTAGTTGCAGGTTTTAGGCATGAGTTCTCCTGAAGTTCAGAAAAAACCATGTCCAGATTTTTTCATTATAAAAATTTTCAATTCAGATTTTTGATATACTGGAGAGGGTGATCTATGAGAATGTTTTTAATTTACATCAATCATTATCCTGTTTATGTCCAACTATCTAATAAAGCATGTTACAGATTTCGAAAATCATTTGGACAATTATTTTTTGATTCTTCTATTCCACAGCAAATGCAGCAGTGGGATAAAGAAAATTCATAAAATTTTCCATTGGGAATTTTGTTGTATGTGTCGAGGGTGGTGCCTTCCATGGGGAAACTTTGTATGGCTGACGAGCCAAAATAGATAGCTTCTATAATCAAAGGAAAACAGGTTCGAGTCCTGTACCACCCACCAAATTCATATAAGATTTTTTATTAGGGAAAACCTCATAGGTGTCGAGGGTAGGGGGGTTTCTGAGTGGTCAGCTACACATGCCAACCCACCCCCCCACCTTCAATTCTGACCATTACACATGCCCCCCATTACACATTACACTACACTCAGCCTCCGGCTGTCTTGGAGTATTATCACCCTCAACATAGGAGTACATCTCATGGGAATCTTCAGCACAGTCCGCGACACCATCGTAGCTGTATGTCAGCCAGTCATCAGCACTGCACAAGCAGCAGACGAAAGTCTCTCAATTGCAACCGAATATATCCACAACCGTGCAGTCAGCACCAAACTCACTGACAAGCAGTCTGTAATGGTATCCACTGCCGAGACCATGAATGAACTGCAAGCCAAGCTGGATGCAGACGAGGGTCTCAAAGCACAATACGAAGCTCTCGAAAAACACTTCGCATAACTCAACTCAAGCTCTGTCCTACAACCGTAGGGCAGGGCAGGGGGTTTCCCCAGATAGACAGCTTAAGGGACTACAAACACCCTAAAGTCTGTCTTGGTAAACTCTAGAAAGACTGACTACAATCTCACCTCAATTAAATAATCAACCACCAAAAAGGAAACTAACCAATGGAAATGTTTATCGCCGTCCTCATACTCTTCACAGACACAGGTGCCTCTGTGAATGGTACAAATATCATCACTGCACCTAATATAGAGCAGTGTACAAAGGTTTTAGCAGAAGCCTCAAAAACGCTCGTGAATACTCCAAACTCACCATACGTCGGTTCAAATTATGAATGCATGTATCTGAACCAAACTCGCATCATCGAATGGGAGGAAAAACCGTAAGCTGCTAAACGCAGCAATTACTCTCTTCCTTCGGTCATCTCTAGATGACTAAATGTCGAAGAATTGCCTCCGGCAATCTTGGCGATTGTGCCAAATTTAATCCATCATGAAGGAGAAAATCAGATGGCTTTCAAACTCGCAACCAAGCGTACTAACCAAACCACTTCCGCAGCCAAACCAGACGAAGATGAATTCGCTGGCCTTTGGATCAATGTTGGTATCGCAACTGCTGTAGAAGGCAGCGAAGACGACGAATCAGCAATCAAATTCAACCGTTTGCCTCGTGGCATCGCAGTGAGCGATCTTCAGCCTCACCGCATCTATGCCAATACGCATGAGCGGAACCCTGAGTGGGCTGAAGAAGCCGTGCTGGTCAACGCAGTGATCGAGAAGATCCGTGAAGCTGGCAGCAAGCTCAAAGAAGGTGAAGCAATCCCGCTGAACTTCTCTGTTCAACTATATCGTCGTCAGGAGCAGGTCGAATCTGTCCAAGCTCCTGAAGTCGATATCGACCTCGACTCACTGTTCGGCGCATAAGTTGAACTTATCCCTGAGCATGGTGTAAAACTGCTCACCTCATTTAACTGAAAACCCATGGAGAATACCAATGCCTACCAATCCGAATGTCACTCCGTCAATGAAACCTCAGACGGCAAATCCAATCATTCCTGATTTGCGTGAGCATCTTTCCCAGAAGCTCAAAGAAATCGTGAAAATGGATGCCAACGAGGCAAAAGCATATGACACTTCTTTCACTTGGGCCGTCGTCAAAGAGTTGAACTAAGTTCAACGACTAAACTCTGGCCTCTCAACTTATGTTGGAAGGTCAGGGCTAATTTTTTCCCAAAACAGATAGACCAGATACATGATTTCTCCGCCTCCGGCGGTCTCGCGTTGCTCGTTGACCCTGTGTTCAACAACTAAATACTAATAGTTTGGAATTGTACCACTTTGGACTAAAACGAACTAAAACACAACCAAAGGAAAAAACCATGACCAATATGGCAGAAACTCAACGAAACCTGGAGGAAATTTTCAACAGGAATCAGTTGATGGATGTACTGCGTGGGCAGTTCGCACCACTCTCAGATGATCCATTTGAGATTGATGTACTGTGTCAGATATATCTGCACAAGCAGGCTGATGTTCCTACCATGGTAGGACTATTCAGCCCCAAATGGGGTGATCCACAGGATGTAGCAGATCTGCTCATCAACGTTGTAGAAGCTGACCTTGTGGACTTCGACATGGACTCCCGCAAGTTCATCATGAAGTATGAGATCACACAGGACGTTCAGGATCTCCTGGATCGTTACCAGTTCCCTCTACCAATGGTTGTAAGACCCAACAAGGTCACTAACAACAAATCAGGATCTGGATACTTCGATACTAAAGGAAGGATTGTACTCAATGGATCAGAAGTTTTCGACGAAGAAGATATGTGTCTTGACCACATCAACCGAGCGAACTCCGTCGGCCTCACTCTCAATCCTGATGTTGTTGCATCAGAACAGGGAAACCTCATCTTGCCCAAACGTAAGAACGGAGAGTCATTCCTCGACTTCCAAAAGCGTCAGAAACAAGCAGAAGTCTTCTACAACACCTCATACGAAGTGATGCAGGGACTGCTCGCTTTGGGTAATGAGTTCTGGGTTACGAACAAATATGACCGTCGTGGTCGTACATACTCGGTAGGATATCATATAAACCCGCAGGGAACGGACTATAACAAAGCTGTGCTCGAACTTAGCAGAAAGGAAACCATCAAATGAAACTGTTTTTCCAATTATTAATCATGGTCTTCTCCTTCGGAGGATTCTATGGTCTCTCATCTGAGTGGTTTGGTCCCAAGGATGAACCATTCTTTTGGATAGCATTCTTCGTGCTTGGAGTCGTTGTGTTTAGACTGATTCAGGAATTGTCTGAACAAGTACAACGCCAGACTTTAGAAAAGAGAAACAAGTACGATGATGAGGACCATGAGAAACGTCTAAAACGAATCAAGATCATCCAAGAAATTTGCAACCGCCACATGGCAACTGCTGAAGGACGAAACCGTCTCCCAGTCAAAGAACATGTCGTCATTCGCTACGATGACCTGCTCAAGATCTGGGACAATGCTGATCATATTCAATACAGCGAATAGGAGAATCGCATGATTATTCGACCAAACATAGAAAAAACACTGAAGCTGCCATATAACCTTGCAGCTTATGTGAACCGTACAATGTTGATGATAATCCTCTGGTGTATTGTCTACACTGTAGCAGTCCATAGCTTCGGTCTTACCCCAATCTCGGAGTATATCAAATGATCATTGTAAACGGTTTAACCAACTCACTGGTAATCTTTGGTAATGTGTCACCCAATGACTTTCAATTGTTCATGGCTCAAATACACCATGCTGTGAATTTACACAAAGGAGATAATCCCACATGATCACCCAAGAAGACATCGACCGCTTCGAGCAAATGCAAGAAGCCACACCGAAACAACTGCTGATCATCGACACAATGCAGTTTTTCGAGATCGAAATTCCCAAAGACCAGGATCCTAAGAAGTTCGTAGACTCTGACATCTGTCGTCAGATCTGTGCTGACAAGATCCTGGGTGGAATGACAGACCTT